ATCATGGTTGCACCTTCTCGAACATCCAGGGTTCGGTTCGGAATGTTGGGACGCACTTGCCGTTCACCCACGGCTCCAGCATCACGCTCTGTGTCTTGAGCTGCGGGCTCTCCAAGAACAGCACCACGGTGCCCTTGTCGAACACGACACTGTGGATCTCGTCGGGCTGCATCGAGTAGGTCTTGCCCTTGCCGTAGCTCGTGGTCTGCTGCGTCCAGCGGCTCGCGGTCGTGTCGCGGACGTGGCAGTAGTCGCGGAGCCCGTCCGTGCCGCAGACCTGATCGATCGTAGATAAGCACCACTGGTCGGCGAGCCGGTAGTCGTCCGGGTGCCGGTAGAACAGCGTCTGGTGGGCCGCGCCAGAGATGACCAGTGCGGTGAAGCTGAACCGGTGCGAGTGGGGTGTGATCCAGTCGCGCGCCTCGCGCGTCTGGTGGAATATGCGCACCTTGCCGTGCTCACCGCCACCGACGAGGTAGCTCTCCAGGCCCGGCACGATGTAGTTGTCGAGCCTGTTGTGGATCATGCCGGCCAGCTCGAAGATCAGTTTCTCACTGTCCATTGCCCTTCTCCTGCAGGTCCACGACCCAGGCCTTCCGGTGGAAGATGTCGCTGAAGATCGCGCGATCCTCCTGGGCCACCTTGAAGTCCGTGCGCGACACTTCGAGGAACTCGAACGGCTCTCCCTCCTCGGGAACGTGTCGGCTCCATACCTGATAACGTGTGCTCATACCTTCCTCCTCTCGATGCCAGCGGCCTCGAACTGCGTGTAGCTGATGAACAGCTGGTTCAGCCCCCGTGCCAGATCCTCGTCCGACACGTAGTAGAGATCCACGCCGATGGCGTTACTGAGGATCTGTCCCAGGCGGAGCTGCGGGTACCTCTCCGACAGCGTCTCCAGATTCTGGATGAGCTGCGCTCTCACTCGTTGCGGGTCTAGCACGTTCTGCCTCCTCGTAGATGTCGCCGTAGTACTCGTGACGGCGCTTGATCAGGGCCTGATGGTTGGTATGCTGCCTGGGCAGCCCGGGCCCCAGCTCACGGATCACCGCGAGCTGGTCCCGCCGGTCGGCGAGCCGCGCGAGTCGCTTCGCGCGGTTCATACCGATGTTCAGGGGTTTGCCGCCCTTGCGGCTTGGGTAGAGGACTCTCATCCGAATGCCACCGGTATCGCCAACAGGCATACCGTGCCGATGATGGGATGCTTGGTGCCGAACGACACCATCGCGGCCAGGAACAGAATTAGAACGATCATGTGTGCTCTCCTAAGTTAGACGTTGCCATCTTCTGCGGGGTTGAATACGTTCTGGTAGTACAGGTATTGACCGACGTACGTGCTCTCGAAGCTCTGGATGAGGCAGAAGCGCTTCATCGCCTCGCGCACGCGTCGGCGTGTGTCGCCGCTCGCGACGAGGTCGTCCACGAACACCCACCGCTTGCCGATGTTGCCCTCGACGTTGTTCGTGCTGTGCGTGCTGTCCGTCTCCTTGCGCACGATCGCGAAGTTGACTCCCAGCGCGCGGGCGAACAGCTGCGCGGAGAGGGTGCCGCTGATCCCGGTCCCGACCAGGGTGTCGAAGTCCACGGCGCGCATCTTCACGCGGAACTGCTGGATGGCGACGTCGGGCTCATCGAACAGCTGGGTGAGATAGCTCGCGTGCGAGCGGACCACGGCGCGCTCGTCCTTCACCGGCTGCACGTCCGGGTCGCGCACGAGGTTTTCAAGCGGGTAGAAGTTGATGGGCGTGACGGGCGGTGTCGTGTCGTACGTGTACTGGTAGGGCAACCGCACCGGGACCGGCTTGGTGCCGCCCGTGAACACGGTCCCGCGCGTGATGTTCCGACCTTTCATGTCCTAGCTCCGTGTTGGTCCAGAAAAGGCCCCTGGGTTGGTCCCCCAGGGGCTAGCTCTCGACCAGCTCAGGCCGCTGACAGTGTGCTGACCGCGCCCGTGTTGGCGCTCATCAGCATCTTGCCGGCCACGCGCTCGATGTCGATGCGCGCGTCCTGATACTGCAGACCGCGAGCGTAGGCGGTGGTAGCAACCACTGCGTCCCAGATGGACGTGCTGTTGAGTCCCAGCTCGATCCCTTCATCGGACTTGTACGCGGCCTTGATGCCCGCCACCTGGGACCGGCTGAACTTCCGGTTCTTCAGGAAGGCGTCGAGGTCATCGATCTTCGCGTTCTGGGCCGCGACGATCTGGGCCTGCTTCAGGGTGACGTTGCTGCGAGCGATCTCGCGGAGCATCGGCACCACCTCGGACAGGAACCGGTGGGGAGCGCTCGCCGTGTGGCGGATCGAGAACTCCTCAAGGTCGCGCATCCCCCAGATGATGCGGTTGCAGCAGATGTAGTCGAAGGCCCACTGGGCGAACCAGAGCTTGCCGCCGCCAACATCGCTGTTGCCGATGGCGATCCCGGTGGACACCCGACCGGACTTGCCGTCACGTCGGTTCGGAACCTCGGTGGACTTGTCCTCGTCGGCCAGGAACACGACCATGTCGCGATCGCTCGCGTAGAGGGTCGTGTTGTCCTTGGTGATGGCAACCTGCTTGCCGAACTCACCAGGGATGCGGAAGGTACCCGTGCGGCCGTCGCCGAACGCTTCGACCAGGGCGTCTGACAGGCGCGCATCCCAGATGCGGCCGTAGTTCGGGCCGGTGACCGCGTGCAGCTCCGCGGGTCCGCCGTTCTTGTAGAGCAGGACGCCGATGTCCTCAACCGGGCGCGCGACGTGCAGGCCGTAGTTGAGGCAATCGACCACCAGCTCCTTCGGGAGGCCCCGGAGGTAGCCGGCGGGTGCACCGGCACGGGCGGCGAGCTGACCGAACGCCCAGTGCGTCGGCTTGGCGGGCGAACCGCTCGGGCCGCGAATGACGAGGTCGTTGCCGTCGATGTCGGCGGTGAGTGACTTCGAGGCAACTACGCGGGCGTTGCTGTGCTCGAAGCGGTGATTGGTGGCAGCCTGAAGGTCGGTGAGCGAGGTGAAGCGCTCATCGGCCGGACGGGTTGACCACTCGCTGTTGATGCTGAACTGATGCATGTGAGTCTCTCCTAGTTGCCCCGATCCGCCGGGGCGTGCGATTGCTGCTGGAGCAGCGAATTGATGCGGGCCGCTTGCCAGTCCAGCGCGGTCTGCGCGTTGTCAGCGGTGAGGGTCGGGAACCGCTCGACGAACTCGCGCCGAACCTGGGCCAGGATCGCGTCGTGCGCTGCCAGCTCGGCCGGGGTGCGGCCCGGCTTCGGGGCGAACATGCTGCGACGTGACTGGTTGAAGCTCATGGGTTCCTCCTCAGAACTCGATCGTGACAGGGTCCATGGTCGGAGTCAAGCGCTCTTTGAAGGCCTGGGCCAGGGCCGCGACGTTCTCGGGCTTGACGGCCTGGGGGCTGGGGGCCTTGGGTGGCTGCGGGGGCTGGAACGGGCCGCGCGCGTGGGCGATGTCCCGCTTCAGGTCGGCGAGGTCGCTGGTGAGCAGCTTGGTGGACCAGGGCGTGCCCGGGCCCGCTATGCGCTCCCAGGCGGCCGCAGCGGCCTTCCAGGCGGCCTTGTCGCGGGGGTGGGGTGCCAGCTCGGCTGCGGCATGGGCGGCCGCTGCGCGCTCGCGAGGGCTCACGCCTCACCCCGTGCGCGGTAGATGACCTGCAACAGGGCCTCGTGCTCGTCCGACGTGAACGTCGGGCTGCCGCTGTTGGCGTTGATGCGATCCGCCAGCGCCATCAGCGCGGCGACCGCCTCGCCCTGAGTCTGCGCGAGCGCGAAGCGCCCGGCCACCAGGGCCTTCTTGTTCCGCGCGATGGCTCGCGCGATGGGGTTGCTCTTGATGCTCACAGTCTGCTCCTCGGGTTTTTGCCCAGGAGCGAACTATGAGGCCGCCGGGGGTTGGTGTCAACCCCCATCGTCAATTTGACAGAATCAGTGCCCATCCACTGCGGACGCAGCGGTCTGCTGGTCCACCTCCGCGCGTTTCTTTTCCTGGGCCTCGTGCTGCTCGATGTTCTTCAGCACACGCTCGGCGATGTGCTTCAGGTCTAGCTCACCGATCACGTGCATGAAGAACGGGTTCGGGTGGGTGTTGATGCTCAGCCCCGGTGAGTTGAGTGTTTGGATGCCGTGGCGCAGTGCCGCGACCACGCACATCAGCTTCGCGTCTACGTTACTCATTGGTGGTGCCCCCGTACGATACGATCTCGCGATCATCGTGCTGCATACCAACACAGGTGACCGTGCCGTGGGCCGGCACATAGATGGGCGTGTCGAACTCCAGCCCGCTGATGCGCGCCTCGTGGTCCTCGAACAGATCACCGACCGAGTCGATCGTGTCTTCGTGCTCCTCCTCCAGCCGCGCGATCTGCACGCTGCCGCCGATGGCGAGCACGAGCGCGAGCACGCTGCCGAGGAGGCTCACGACCCCCAAAGTAACTGCCAAGGTAATCATCGTCCGCTCCTCTTGAATGCTTTCCTATCCATCTGGCGGAAGGTTGTTGGTGTTGCCGACATGATCGGCGTTGCTACGTCAAGGCACCCCTCGTGCGTGCACGGGGTGTGTGCCGGTTTGTTTTCCAGCTTGACCATCAGCTCGCTGATGTGCCCAGCCTCACACTGGTACTCATAGATTCCCATCTCTCACCTCCTGGGCGATTCGTTTCTTACGTCGTTCAGTCCAGAGCACGGCGGCCTTGACGCTGCGCTCGTTGATGTCCATCCGCACATCTTTGCGCGGTCCTGGCAGGTACCCCTCGAACCATTTGCAGCGCCAGCATGGCGGGCACTCTTTGCCCTGGGCCGGCGCGAACTCCAGGGCCGCGATGTCCTTGTCGATCTGAGATAATGCGTCGCTTGCGTTGTCGCTATCGGTTGGCCCAACCACGCGGCGTAGTATAGTGTTCACGTGCGCGCTCGACGGCAGCTGTGCAGATAGCTTGTTCAAGCGCTTTGTGATCGCTGAGCGCTCTATCTTGAGCGCTGTGCTGATCTCTGAGTGCGTCTTATCATCGAGTCTCATGCGCACGACGGCACGATCTATCTCGTCCATGTTGGATTCGAGCGCGCGTACTGCATCCTGAAGCATCACGTTATACTCCGGGTCATCTTTCCCACCCATCTCCTGCACAATCTCCGTGGCCCCATTCAATCTCTCACCCCGGGCCCAGGAAGTGTACGCATTCTTTACCGCGCCCAGGAACCACTGCTCCAGCGTCGCTGTGAGGCTGTAGTTGTCTCGATTTTCCCAGCACCACAACACTGCCGTCGAGATCACATCGTTGCGATCATCGCTGTTGAGCCCACGCGTACGCAGAAACCGCGTGGCCTGACGTGATGCACGCGCCAGCTGCAGTGTAAATGCTTCAGCCGCGCTGTTCATTCTTTACCGATCAGCGACGCGACCTGAGTGCGTAGCCGCTTCACTTCCTCGAAGATCTCATTCATCTGTTTCGTGTGTTCGATCTTGCTCAGCTCTAGTATCGCAGTCTTCCAGGCGTCCACAGCGAACGCGCCGATGAGCGCGCCGGCAATGAAGATCATCGAGCCGAGAAATATCATGTGCCGCCCTTTGTTTGTGATCGTTGTGCCGTCTTCAGCTCGAAGTGCGCGCGTGCCTTCAACACGATCGAGGCGATCTTGGCCTGCATCGCCTCAGGGAGTGAGTTGAACTCGGGCATCAGCATCAGCTCGCGCAGCCCGTTGTCCCAGAGGCACTCGTTGAAGTTCTTGCGGTTCCAGTACTCCTGACAGAGCATGTCGATGTCCTCGACAGCTTTACCTGACCACTTGAGCCGGATGCCAAACAATCTCGCACGTACCTGCAGCAGCTGGGAGAGCGAGTCGCCCTGTGAGAACGCGTCCACTAGGTCAGATCCATCCGAACGAACTTCCAGCGCATGCCCTTGCGGTCCTCACCAGCGTGCACCAGCTTGAGGCCGCGACCGATACGATCGCGACACTCGCGCAGCCAGTATCCGACCTTCTTTGGGCTGTTCGGTTCGGGGCATCCGTTCTCGATGAGTGAGTTGGCTAGCTCACCATCCGGGTCAGCAAGTCCGTTGACCAGATGAACCACCTCACGAGCCCCGAACTCGCGATCAGCAAACTGTTCGTACAGCGTCTCAAATACGTTGCCCACGTGCTTCGTTTCATCGTCCGTCTCTTTCTGTGTGATCACCGGGTCCGCGAGCCCTAGCCAGATGAGCGGGTCGCGGCAGAACTTCGACCACTGCCCGAAGCTGGCCAGCGCCACGGGCGGCTTGAATATGACGTTGGCGGCATGAAATGCTTTTATGACGGTTAGTGCATCAACCAGCATCTGCGCTCGCCGCTCCATGACGTACGGGCGCATCGTGCCCTCGGGGATCTTGAATGTGCGGCCTTTCAGGTTCTCCGTGTTCGCGTCCATCCGAACCACAAGACTCCGTCGTGCCATATCACCCACAGGTGTAATGTTGTTGCCAGAACCCACGAGCACGACCTTGTTCGGGACACCCAGGGTCTCGCTCTCACCCAGCTTGCGATCCTTCCACGTGGGACTTGTAATAAACGAACACAGCTCTGGCGAACGGACCTTACTCCCGTTGGGGATGTTGTCGAACCACAGACTTCGATCACCAGCCAGGACGCTCGCGTAGAGCGATTTGCGTATTTCATCTCCGTCACTCACCCAGGTACGTATCGCGGGCTCGGAACCGTGAACGATTCGAGCGGCCATCTCCTGAAGCAGTCCTTTCCCTGTACCTGCGATCGGTGCGTCATAAAAATACATGGGGCACTGGTCAACGGCGAGACGAGACGCTTCCGCGAGAATATGCGATAGAAAAGCGGACTCGCTGGCGGGTTCCTTCCAGGGAAACTCATCGAATACTCCACGAATCCGCTCGATAGCTTCTCGCGCACAATCCTGATCTGGGTTTGCGGGGATGTCGGGGTACTCGGTGCTAGGAACGTAAAGAACTCTTGTTCCAGAATCGTATCCGGGTTGGTCACAGATGCTCCCATCGGGCCGCACAAACGGCGACCGTGCGATTGCGTCGAGCGGTCGGATGCGTGTCCAACCGCCCAGGTTCAAGAGTCCGTTCACGTACTTCTCGGCGATGTCGTCGTTCACCCACTTGGTCTCTGACTTCATCCACTTCTGCACGATCGAGATCTCGCCGAAACGCTTGGCCATCCACTCCTTGGTGACCTTGATGAGCATGATCGCGTCGCTCTCGCGCCTGATCTTGGCCTCGGTGTGTGCCTGTGACCGTCGCGTGAGGTGCGGGCCCTGCACGTACACCTCGGGCACCATCAGCGCCTCCATCTGGTCGATGATGTTGCTGTAGTTGCCCTGGATCAGCTGGATGATCGGCTGGGTCGGTGCGTCGGGGACGACACGAACATCCTCGCTCGCGCCTGTTCCAGCCCCAGGGCCAGGGACAGGTTGTTCTTCGCCACCTTCAGCGCTTCCCGTCTCCACAACGGGGGTAAAGGCGGACACGTCTGCGACTCTAGCCAGTCCACGATCTCGCGCCATCTTGAAGATGTGCCGGTAGTCAGTACGAGGTGTTTGACGGAAGTGGTTGCCCCACCAGATCTCGGCCGCGCCTTCCTCGTACCCAACAGCTTTGCGGCTGAAATCTTTCCAGAGCGCTTCCGCTGGGCGCGTGGCTTGGATCGAGAGGAGCGCGTAGCCGACCTCGGACCATGTGTCATTGTCCGCTACCTTGTCCAGCAGAAAACGTAATGCTGATATGAGCTGGTCCCAGTCGGAGTCCGTGATGGTCGTTAGACAGGACCATGTGCTGGTATCTACCGAAGGTGACCCAGTCGCCGGGCTGGACGTAGGCGTCGGCGTCGTAGTTGCCTCCCCACCCTGTGCAATCTGGTTGGCCTTCTGTGATTCTGGTGTCGCATACGTCCGTGTCAACGTCGCCCAGATCTGGTTCAGCTGATCCATGCTGATCGTCGGCAGGGTTTGTGGCAGCCCTGGCTGCCACTGATAGCGCGCACCCGATGAGTGCGAGCCCGCCGCCACAAATTGCTGACCGTCGGCTAACAGCTCGATCGCTGGGCCCCTGGCCGTGTTGTCTAGCTTGATCTTTCGCTTTTTGCATGGTGTGTCCATCCTGAAAGGGATAAGGAACTTGCGGCTAGGTCCGGTGCGACCACGATAGACCATCGGGCGCGTGTTACCCTCTGAGAATGCTGTATAGAGTAGGTCGCCGATCTCGGGGCTCAGTGTTGGGTCGTCAACATCGACGTCCAGGGCGTACACGCCACTAATCGGGCCGGTGCGCACGCAGATGTTCAGGCGTGGGTCAGCGCTCCATATCTGCAGCTCATTGCTCAGGATCTCGCGCTTTTGCCACTCTACCAGTCCATGTGCCTCGCCCTGGCGATTGAATTGGCTTGGGATCTTGCCGACCTTCCCCTCCAGAGCGCTCCCAGCAAGAACTCGCACATCTTCACCAGCCGGAACACAAGGTAGAAGGTTGCCACCGAGTCCCAGCACGAAATCAAAGTGAAACCACTCATCGGGCGTCGCCCCTCGTGTGTTGATATCTGTCATTTGATCTCCAATATGGGGATCCCAGCGGCACGCGCGCGGCGCACCATATCAGCTGTCCCTCGCCCACCAGGGAACGCGACGATCACATCGAGGTGTCGGTTGTCGTCCAACATCTCCTGATTGCGTATCGGGCCAGCTGCGTTGCCGTGCTTGGCCCAGTCGGCCGGGTGGCGCTTGATCAGCTTGATCTTGCGCGACTCGGCCCACTGGTCAGCGAGCCTGTCAGCTCCCGCCGCGCACCCGTGCACGAGCTTGCGCACGCCGTACAGCGTCAGCAGCTCATCGAGCGTGCGTGACAGCTTCTCGATGTCATTGAAGTCGCGCCCGCCACAGACGAGCACGGCCAATGGTTCGCGGTCTGTCACAGGCCGTGCTTTGCTTTGAACTCGGCGCAGAGTCTCGCGCGCTCGGTGCGTGCGTCCTGCACCGCTGCGGTCTTGATGTATTTCTCTATGGTGGCGGGCTGGAACGTGCACCCCAGCAGGAACTGCTCGAACGCGGCGAGCACGTCCTCGATGAACGGGTCTTGCGTGTCATCGAACTCGGCGGCGATGTGCACGCCGCCCTGGATCTCATTCTTGTAAACGAACGTGTAGGTGCCCATTACTTGTCCTCTCTGACGAGCGAGTAGATCACGCTCAGGCTGATCGAGATGACCATGCCCAGCACGTCGTGTTGCCACGTGAAGTAGTATCCGGCAATACCAGCGCCCACGCCGAGTATGCTGAGCGCGACCTTCTGTGTGCTGTTCATCGGCGTGCCTTCATGTGTGTTGCCAGACCATGGTCCCAGCGGCCCCAGGTGCAGCGTGCACAGGGGCAACCCGGGCGCACGATCTGAGGTGGGAGCTTACCGAAGCCGACCTCCCAGGGCATCACAGCGATCCAGGGGCGCTTCCCGCCGTCGATGGGTATGGTGATCACGTGTACGCCTTCACGGCCCACATCACGGCCTGTTCGAGGTTGGTCATCGCGAGCGCGATCATGCGCGCCTGGGCATGGTCGTGTGCACCGTTGACGTTGCGGATGAGCAGCTCCAGCCCCAGGGCGCTGTCCTTGATCTGCTCGACGTGCTCTTTCTCGGCAGCTGACAGCTCGCGGTACTGTTTGCGGAATGTGCTCATGTCTCGTAGCTCCCGAACTGGCCCCTGGCAAACATTGTTGGGTATGCGACGTTGGCCTCGTCGGCCACTGTCACGTGGTCGTGCCCCACCAGGGCCTGCCACAGCTCGGTGTACAGCTGGAACCCTGTGAGCCCGTAGGTGCCCCCGACCAGCTTGAGGGTGCCCAGCGCCTCGTCGCGTGTCAGCTCAAGTACGATCTCGATCTTGGGTGTCTTGGTCATTGTGCGTGCTCCGATTGGTCATGCCATGTGATTAGTGCGTCGCGGCGTATGCATGCCTTGTGGCCGCCGCTCTCCAGCACGAGCACCCCGCCCTTGTGGTCGCATTGGATCTCTTCCAGTCGTGTGTCGTGCGTGCTGCGCTCAGCGATCAGGCCCACGCTCAAGAAGATCACGAGCGCGCTCGCGCAGACGGCCCAGGTGATTGCGCTCTCTTCGCTCATCGCGAGGGCTCATCGAAACGGACGTGCGCGACCCACGTACCGGACAGGGCGTCGAGCTTGCCGCTAATCTCTTCGAGCAGCTCGATCTTGCGGCTCTCTGGGTCCGGTGCGGATCGCTGGCGTGTGTCTGCCGCGTCCTCCAGCTCGATGATGCGGTTGATGGCCTTGCAGAGCGCGTTCTTGAGATTGAACACGCTCTCGCTCTGGTTGTAGGCGTTGGTCAGCTCGTCCAGTAGTCGGCTCATGCGCTCACCTCGCGATGATGTGTGGGGCTCCCTCACCCTGAGTGTGGCCCCGTGTTTTGCGATCCGTCAAGCCCGGCCAGGGCGTTGAGATGATGGACATCCACCCCAGCCCTCCAGGGGTATAAATATACGTATGTACTGTATATACGTACATGTGTTGTGTATAACCTGTGGATAACTATTTACCCCCGCGTAGTGCTACTTGATGTCCATCATCTCAACGGATTCGCCTCCTACACCCCAGGGTTGATGTCCACATGTCCACGCCTAGGCAGCCTGCCCACTCGTACCCCAGGGCATCCGACCCCGGAGCGCCCCGCGCTAGTGTGCACTCACCAATAGCTCGCGCCTGCCTCTCGCTCCCTGGGGCTCTGACAGTCGCGCCCCCGTCTGTCAGCTCTAACCCCTTGATTTGCCAGGGCAGAAGGCATACCCCCGAACCCCAGGGCCCAGCCAGGAAACGCAAAACCCCAGGGCGAGCCGCCGTTGCGGTGACCCCGCGATCGTCGCGCCGCCGGAAAATCTCGTTACAAACTTTCCCTGGGGAGTGGGGGTTGATGTCCACATCTCCGCACCCCACCACATAGGCCGGTCGAGACACACATACATAGGTGGAGGGGACATTGTCACATCCCCGGAGATTCCGATGACCGTGTTCCCACCCGTCAAGGCCCTGGCCGATGCCCAGGCCGCGAACCTAGAGGCCACGGCCGCGATCGAGCGCGCCGCGCTCCTACCCAAGGCCCCGTTCCTCACGACCGCGCCCCACCCGCGCAAGATCCCGCTCCCCCTGGGCGGCGACGCGCTCATGTACACCCGCGAGAACCTGACCCAGCTCTACCGATGCTCGCACGGAGAGCTGGGCCGTCTGCTCGCACGGAAGATGGCACCGCTCCCGATCCGGATCGATCAGCAGATCCTCTGGTACGTTGACGAGACCCTGGCCATGCAGGCACAGGTCCAGCGCACCATCGAGCGGTGGAGGAAGCGATGATGAAGATCCCGCGCAAGCCCTTCCCGCCCGGCGCTGTCCGCGAGTGCCAGCAGTTCAGCATCGACCCACCGGACGTGTACCGCTGGGACTTCGCGTGGCGCGACCCCGCGAGCGGCAAGGTCTGGCAGTACAGCACGCAGGCCATGGTCATGCCCGGCATGTCCGAGGCCGACTTCGCTGAGCAAGTCCGCGCGCCGGCCATCGCCTGCCTTGAGCGTCAGGTGCACCGCAAGTGCGGGATGGACTACGCCATGAAGAATCAATACCCGCTCGAACTGCCGCGCAACGTCCCTGGGAGATTCGTTTGACGAGATGGAAGATCGACAGCACCTCGCTCGATGAGCGTGAGCACGACTACACGGCCGGGTTCACCTGCCACAACATGGACACGGGCACCGAGATCAAGTTCACCATGACCCAGGGCAAGGGCAAGGACGGCCCCGTCACCGACATCATCGGCGGGCTCCGCGCGCTCGCGCAGCTGTTCGTGAAGGCCGCGACGAGCGACAGGCCGGACATGCCCGACGAGAACACGGTGAAACTCAATTGAGCCCGATCTTTCACTGGACCGCGATCCATTTCACCCTCGGCATGATCGCCGGGGCCGCGTTCACCGTGTTCGGTTACTGGTGGACCGGGCGATGACGAGCGCCGGTCAGTGGGTGGCCATAGCCACCGCGCAGCTGCTCGGTCTGGTGGTTCTAGTACCCTTCTGCCTGCTGCAGGCCTGGGAGCCGTGCGAGAGCACGGACAACCCGTACGGCCGCAAGCCGCGCACAATTTCTCGGTGGAGCTGGGCTCCACTCAACGCCATCTACGGTAACCCCGAAGACGGCGTCTCCGGTGGTGAGGCACTGATATGGAACTCCACAGGCACCGCTCGCGTGCCTTACATGCCAGGGGCCTGGGCCCCGTGGCGTGCCTACTGCTGGTCCGCGGGACGTAACCGCGCCGACCAGCTCACTCACTACACCTTCGGGGACAGACACCAATGACCTTCGGAAATTTCGGCGCGGCATCCGGCGCGCAGCCAGCATCACCCAACGTAACGGGCGTGCAGCCGTTCGCTCCAGGCGCAGTCGGGCAGCCGCCCGGTCAGGCCGGCGCGACCCTGCCGCCATGCTACAACACCCAGTTCGAGTCACTGCTCGCGGCCGTGAGCCGCGGCGAGGTGTCGCTCAACCAGTACGTCGCGGCCGGTAACCAGTTCGGCGGCGTCGGCAACGCGAACGGCAACCCAACCCTGATGCAGGCGTTCTCCCAGGGCGGACAGATGAACGGCACGAACGGGCTCAACGGCAACGGTGCCGGTGGCGGGACCGTCAACTCCAGCTACGCGAGCGCGAACACGGTCGGCGGCACGTTCGGACCTTCGCAGCAGACGCAGACGGTCAACGCGAAAGTACCGCTCGGTGACCCCGGCTACGCCAGCTCACCGCTCGCGGCCCCGGCACAGTACGGCGGGAACTAAGATGACACTCTTCAGACAGACTGACGGCATCGTCGCCGGGCAGCCCATCAACCCCAACTTCGGTGCCGCGAACGGTGCCGCAGCGGCGGGTAACGCGACCATCCAGCTCCCGGCCGGTATGCCGCTCCTCGTAGCGGCCAGCCTCGGGCTCGTGCCCGCGAACGCGCTCGTCTCTACCGTGAACGGTGTGCTCGTGGGCGGCGCGGTCACCCCGGCCGGTATCGGCGCGGACCCGTGCTCGGTGATGGAGCTGCTCTCCTCGGGCAACGGTAACCAGTCCAACGGCGGCGTCGGGTACGGCGCGCTGCCCACCTCTCAGGGAGAGAACCAGCAGTACATCGTGAACGAGACCGCGATCGCGATGTCCGCGAACGGGCCAACGCCCGTGAACGTGGACACGCTCGGGCTCGCACCCGTCGCGGCAGGCGTACAGGCCAACCTCGTCGGTCTCACCGCCAACGGATTCACAGGGTAACCATATGACCATCTACGGCACACCGGGCGGGACACCGCTCAACACGACACCGTTCCAGGGGACGGCCCCGGGCAACGCGGCCCAGGCCACTATGCAGCCCGTGAACCCGGGCGTGGGTCTCTTCCCACCGAACTCGAACAACCTGAGCGGTGACTCGGTCGCCGCCTCGCAGTCGCGCGCGGCGATCCCGGCCAACACCTACATCACCAATGAAGGCGTCGGCAACAACATCACCATCAACAGCGCGCTCGGTACCGGCTCGGACGGCGGCAATCAGGCCAGCGCAACGAACGGCGTCCCCTACGGCTCAGCGGCCGGCGGCGGACAGGCCGGCGTAGGCGGCCAGGGCGGCGCGAACTTCAACGACAAGACCGGCGCGGTCGGTGACGTGCAGCTCGGTGCCCAGGCCAACCCCGGCAACCTGACCTTCCAGGGCGGCGGATCTCAGCCCGTCCAGTTCGCGGGCTAAGCCATGACCAACCTCTACGCTCCCGGTGACTTCACCCAGACAGCCGGCAACGACAACGGTCAGCCCGGCGGCGCGCCCGTGGGCGCGACCATGCAAGGCAACCCGCAAGAGTCATCCTACAAGCCATACGGCGCGTACCCACCGGCACCGCAGGCCGGCGGCGCGGCGCAGACCGTGAACACGCCACTCTCGCACCACCTGATGAGCACGGGCGCGATCCCACTGCAAACGCACCCGACCAACGCCGCGGGCCCGCCAGGGGTGGACTCGCTCCTCGCCCAGCTCGCGCGCGGACAGCTCATCCTGAACCAGTCCACCTACGGCCAGGGATCACTGACCCCGGCCAACGGCGGCGCAGGACCGCAGAACGTACCGGCCGCACAGGTCGTGTCCATCCCGGTCGGCATCGCCAGCACACTCAACGTCGCCAACCCACCCATCTACACAGGCACCTAACATGAAGACCTACCTCGCCGTCCTCGCTCTCGGTTTTCTCTGCAGCTGCGCCCCGGCCGCCCACAAGGCGGACGCGGTCGTGTCCGTGGCCATCGCCTACGCCAAGGACGGTAGCGTGATCGAGGCCGAGGTGTTGCACGTCGGTGCCGGCGACCAGATGCAGAACTGCGTGAAGCAGTCCAAGCAGTCCATCGACGGCGGCGCGCTGGCCAACATACCGGACGGGATCAGCATCAAGATCGCCTGCGTCGAAGCCAGCTTCCTGAACTAACATGGCAGTGGTCATCCCACCGGCCATCCCTACGGGGACGGGGGACGGCCAGTTTCTATCTCACGACCCGAACGATCCGGCACTGAACGTCAAGGCCGGGTTCGGCGGCGATATCTGGGGCGCGCTCGGTGGCGGGTACATCCCAGAGCAGTTCTCATCGAGAGGGCTGCTCGTCCAGTTATCCGGGGCCATCCAACAGCACACGACCACGATCGCTGGCGATCCGAACCAGATCGCGGTACTCGTGGCCATGGCCAAGGCGGCGATCCCTGGTACATTGGTCCCGCCCATTGTTCTGACCTCATCGACCGCGGGCACGGTCAACTTCGCGTTGCCCGGTGGATGGACCCGTATCGTTGCCATCGTCCAAGGTCCAGGCGGCGGTGGCGGTGGCGGCGACACGATCAACAGCGGCCCCTCGGGCGCGGGCGCGGGCGGCGGCGGCGAGCAGCGCACCAAGACCTACCTCGCGGGCCAGCTGCCCACACTGGTGAGCGGGTTCATCGGCACGGGCGGCCTGGGCGGCCTGGGCGATCCCAACAACGGCGCTACGGGCAGCGCGGCTACCACGTTCAACAGCAGCGACATGGTCGCCAACGCCGGCCTCGGCGGCGGCAGCTTCACCAACGGCTCGAACGGCGGCACGGGCGGCACGGGCGGCTCTGGTGGTGTCGGCATCAACGGCGGCCAGGGCGGCGGCGGACGTCAGTCCCTCCAGGGCGACCCCGGACTCTCGAACGGCGGGTGCGCTGGCGGTGGCGGCGGCGGCGGCAGCACCCTCAGCGGACCCGCAACGCAGGGCGGTAACGTGCCACTGTTTCCAGCTATCGGCGGGCTCGGCGCGACCGTGAATGGGGCCAATCAGACGGCGCAGGCCGGCAACGGCATCAACGGGTCCGGTGGCGGCGGCGCGTGCGATAAGGGCCTCGCGAACTGCGCGGTCAACGCCGGCAACGGCGGCACCGGTCTACCCGGTAACGGCGGCGGTGGCGCGGGCTCGGGCGCGAAGTCCGGCGGCGGATCCACTGGCAGTAACGCCAACGGCGGGAACGGCGGGAACGGTTCGATCACACTCACGGTCTTCTTCAACTAGGATGACACGATGAACAAACAACGCGGCGGCGGGTTCACGGTGAACGGGTACCTCGCCATGCTGCTGCTCGCGGTAGCGGTCGCGAGCGGTGCCTTCAACTGGTACCAACACAAGCACCGCACGATCGAGATCAACGTGGCCCTCCCGGCCATGAAGATCGTCGGTCACACATCGAGGATCACGGACTGGGATGAGGACAGCTACAAGACGCACGTCTTCCCGGCAGATACTGCGGAGGCCAACAAGGTGTGCGGAGCTTTCAATGTCGTCCAGTGCTGGATCAGAATCTGAGCGCAAGTGGAAGTGGTGCGTCTGCACCCGCGCGCAATACACCGGTGTCAAGTGCCCCGACTGCGGGAAGCCGCTCGGGATCTACGACATCATCATCGAATATGCCGGCAAACACTGGCACCTATCATGCCTGCTGGACACCCTCACACAGGGTGCCCGGCCGGTAGATAATCCGCTCTCGCTGTTCGGCGGAGCGGGGTTTCATCCCTAAGAGGAAAACACAATGGGTTCACTAGGCGTCTTCCGAGACGAATTCTACAACGCAGCGGACGCGCTGACTGTAGCGCAGTTCACCAGCACATCACAGGCGTCTGGTACACTGGTGGCGGCGGCGATGGCCGGCGCACGGGTGACCTACGTGCTGTCGTCTGGCGCGACCGCGTTGACGACCGACACAGCGGCCAACATCATCGCCCAGCTGCAGAGTGCAGTGGCGGCGGCGCAGAAGGCCAACGTCGGCGGGTTTGCCGCAGCTCTGGGATCAACCCCACCGCCCGGCGTCCCGAATCTGTTCAACATGTCCTACATTCTCACCATTGAGAACACGAACGCGGGCACGTTGACCATCACCGGTGGAACCGGCGTGACGCTAGTTGGAACGGCCACCATGCTGACCGTTACCCAGCGTACTTGGGTCGTGACCGTCACCGGTCCGGCATCGATCACTATGCAGACCGTTGGCTCTCAGGCCACCGCCGTCTAATCAAGAGGTATATTCACATGGGCAAGAAAGAAGCAGCCAACATGAAAGGCGAAGAGTACTTGAAAGGCCGCAGGGCCGGTGTAGAGGGAACCCACGGCGCGTCGCGTAAGGGCGTGGCCGAGAAGACCCTGCTCCCGCACAGCGACACCAACGACAGCGGTGGCGAGTCCGAGCTGAACGAGTGCGCCAGCCGCATCTACCAGAAGGCCCGCAAGAACGGCGGCGCTGGTGACGGCGAGGGCGATCAGGCTCTGACAGAGCGATAAGCCGTGCCTTCGGTATCACCGAAGCAAGCGAAACTGATGCGGGCCGTCGCCCACGGGTGGCACAAACCCGGTGGCGGCGGCCCCAGCGTCGGTGTAGCCAAAGATTTCATGCACGCGGACGAGGCCAAGAAAAAGGGCCACCGTAACCGCGAGCAGCGCGCTGATCGTAAGCGTGAGACATCCGCCTGGGCGGAGGGGAAGTAACATGATCGGCGACGCATTCGCGCGCGGTAAGCGCCACAGCACGAAGGCCCACGGCCCAGAGTACAAGAAAAAGAACTCTCGCGGCCAGAGCCATAAGCACGTGCCCGACAGCAAGGGCGAGAACGACACGGACAGCGGGGGCGACTCGCTGACCCGCAAGACATCGAAGGCCATGCACTCGAAGGGCACCAAGCCCGGCGTGGGTGTGTCCGACCGTCAGGCCCCACACAAGCAGGTGCGGACCAAAGAATTGAAGCACGTAGACCAGCGCAACATCATCAACGAATGGTGCAGCGGCAAACGAGGATCGTACAAGTGAGCATAGACACAACCTTCAAGCCGGCCACCGACCTGCTGGTCGTGGACAACTCGGTAGCGGCACAGGTGCCGGGCGCGTCGCAGAAAGGTGTCACCACGTTCCGGTGCGTGGCGCGCGTAGCGAACGCGTACCTCGCCTGGGGTCGTGCCAGCACGGTCGCAGCTCCAGCCGCGCCCGCCGCTGTCGGTGTGAAACCGGGCACACAGGGTGGCGGTATCGTCGGCCTTACGGTCGGCGTCGCGTGCTATCTCGAACTACCCCCAGACTCATTTTTCATCTCCAGTGCCGCGTTTGCGACATCGAACGTCGAGATCATCGGCGGCACGGGCGGAGAGGGAGGCTAACATGGCAGGCGGACTACTGATATTCGACAAGACCCCAGCGGACGGCAAGCTCCGTCCCAAGCCCAAGACGACCAAGTACAAGGGCCACCGGGTGACGCACGGCGAGAAGTCCGTGACCCAGAAGCACCAGCAGCACGGCGAGCTGCTCGTGGGGAACTCTCCGAAACGTATCACCGACATCGGCAAATCTCGCGGGAAGCGGGCCGATGCGTTCATGCGCACGGGCAAGTAACACGTGGGCCTGATCATCGGCAACCGCGGGCTGCAGGGCAGCCCCAACCTGCCGTACCTGCAAGACACCGTGCTTGCGGGCTCGGACACGTACCTCGCGTTCGTGTTCCTAGATCGTAGCAACACCCCGGTCGTGCCCAGCTCGATCAAGGTCGAGCTGGATGACCTGACCAACAACATTCAGATGGACAATGGCCCGCTCACTCTAGCGGCTGCGGGCGCATCCGGAACCTTCTACGTTTACCCGGCCTTCACCAGCGGAGCTAACCCCCCGTGGGAACTGCAGCTGACGGCCAACCTCATGCAGATGACGTACCCGTACCAGGGCTCGCAGATCTGCAAGCTCACGCTCGTGTGGACCGGCGTCGATTCAGTGCTCGGCAACCCGTTCACGGGCCGGTTCGAGAACATCATCGAGCTGGTCGCCACGCCGACCGTGAGCGGAACACTTTAATTCAGGGCGAAGCGTTACGGTAGCGTACCTGCTTTGGAAGCAGGCGGCGGTTGTTCGACTCAACCCGTCCTGACCATCTTCTCACCGCTAGTTCAACGGCAGAACTACTGGCTCTGAACCAGTCGATTGAGGTTCGAATCCTTGGCGGTGATCCATTTGGCCTGTAGCTCAGTTGGTAGAGCGCAGAGCTGTTAACTCTGTGGTCGCACGTTCGATCCGTGCCGGGCCAGCCACATGTATCGTATCTTAGACAAAAGGTGAGAGGTTTGTCTACAATGAGTGACATCCAATTCAAACAGACGCTGCTTGATGACTTCATCGTGGTGGCGCTGATCGATACCCCCGCATCGCAGGGGATGATCAAACTGCCAGACTGGCAGCGCACGTTGCGCGGAGAAGTTACGGCCACTGGACCCGGCCGCATGTTACCTTTCGGTGGTAGGGCTCCAATGGAGACCAAGGTCGGAGACATCGTGACCTTTGCGGCCACAGCGGGCATGGACACTGACTATGGTGTTGGCCGCAAGATCCGCATGATGCATGACACTGACGTTGACACCATCGAGGAGAAGACATGAACGTATACAGCGCAGAAGAACAGCGTGAGCGAGTGAAGCAGGATCTGCTCCAGAAGTTCGCACGCGAAGATTGGCACGGCGTGGCCGACGCGGCCATGGACCTACGAGACATCGATGCTTTCATCGCCGGCCGCGACGGAAAGACGCATCCATGATCCTGACACCAGAACTGGAGAACGTCGCGAAGAATACTCGCGTCCTTCAGGATCGCGTGCTCGTGAAGCCGCTCCCCTACATACACCCGACACTGGCAACGCCCGGGGTCGAGATCCAGAAGGGCGTCGTTATTGCTGTCGGCTATGGCCGACGCCAGCGCAAGAAGGTCGAATTCAAGCAGACCATCGACGGCGGCGCTCCTATCGTCGCGCCGGACGGTAAAACGGTGATGAAGTTCGGTAAGAGCAAGCTCACCAACAAGACACTGTACTTCGAGGACGGCGACGAGACCGGGCTGATCATACCGATGACCGTGAAACCGGGCGATGTCGTGGAATTCTCGTTCCGCAATATCGAGATCATCGATTTCGATCGTGTGGGGTTTCCTGGCATCGGCCCCCTCGCGTTCATTTGGCAGAAAGCGATCTACAGTATCGATCCCGAAGAGTCGCTGAACGAGTGCCTGCTCTGGCAACAGAGCGCGGGCTACGACCGGAACGGGAACTGGATGAGCGGCGCGGAAGATTGGCACCGGGCGTGAGCAACAAAGGAAAAAAATCAGAGTTTGCGCGGTTGGTCACGGACGGTATCGTAGATAACCGGCCCGACATGTACAACTACGTCGCGAAACGGATCGTGGAACGGGTCGAGGCCGAGAAAATGGGCTGGATCCACTACTACGATGGGCACTCCATGTGCGCGAACGGGCACATCGCGGCCCGGTACGTGTCGAAACCCGCGCTCTGCGTTGACTGTAAGCGCTTGGCGGAGGGGAAACCGGCCATCTATACGCCCGGCGCGTCCGTGGAGAGCCTGACAGGGTTCCCAGAGTACGTTGCGCCCATCGCGCAATCGAAATTCGCGTGGACCGACGACAAGAAGCAGCAATTGCTCTCTGCGTGGATCAACACCGGGGGCGACATGCTCGCCGCAGCGAAGGTTGTAGGCTGCCAGCCCGAACACGTCATCGATCTGAAGTCATCTGACGCTGAATTCCAGGCCGCGTACGAAGCCGCGCGCCTCAAGGTCGATCAGGTGCAGCTCTGGAGCATGGAATCGCGAGCCGGCGGCAACGACCGTGTCGGTTTGTCGATGGCGCAGAGCAAATTCACAGAATTTGGGGCCAAGCAGGGCTTGGCCGACCGGCCGGCCATAAACCCGGAGCAGATGCGTGCAGAACTTGCCAACATCCTATCAAGCATTAAGCGATCGATTGATGCAGAAGAAGGACTTCTTGCAACTATCCGATCTAATCGAAAACTTCCACCGTCTAACACCCCCGCAGCAGCTGCGGCAGATGACGGCCTGGAAATTGAGGCTGTACTGGCACCACCATACGACGGTAGCGACTTGGTTTAAGAATGAAGAAATTCGCGCTGCGTATCCTAAGCAGATGCGCCATTTCAAGCTTGGTGCACAGTACGACGAGCGTGCCCTCTTCGGCGGTAACCGAACGGGAAAGACGCACGCAGGAACTTACGAAGACACTCTACATCTCACGGGTCTCTATCCGGAATGGTGGGAAGGACGACGATTCGATCGCCCGATTGGTGCCTGGGTGGCAACCGACACCGCGAAGAACGTACGAGACATCCTGCAGGAGAAGTTCTGCGGTGAGCCCGGCGTCCCGTCGCTGATGGGGACGGGCATGATCCCGATCGACCTGTTCGCGGGCGACCCCACATCGAAGCACGGGATCGCGAACGCGTTCGAGTCGGTGTTCGTGCACCACCACACGAACGGCGTATATGACGGGATCTCGTCATTAGCGTTCAAATCGTATGATCAAGGACGTCAGGCATTCCAGGGCACGCAGCAAGACCTGATCCACCCCGACGAGGAACCGAAGATCGAGATCTACACGGAGTGTAGTTTGAGACTTATGAGTACCGTCCCAGGGGAAAGGAACGGGATGATGACACTCACGGAGACCCCTTTGCTGGGTATCTCGCCATTGATGATTTCGTTCATGCCAGAGCTGAACCCGGCCCACGACCTCCTGAAGCGGAAGGAGTGGAACCACGATCAGGACGACTACGACATGGTGATCGAAGGTGAATGACCTTCCCAACGAGAGCCGCACCGCCACGTTCTTGGACATGGACGACGTGCCGCACCTGACCGAAGCGGAAAAGCGAAAGATCTTACGAGGACTCATGCCGTACGAGATCCAGGCCCGAAAGAGCGGGATCCCAGGCCACGGCCAGGGCTCGATCTACCCGATCGCGGAGTCGCAGATGACCTGCGTCCCGTTCGAGATCCCCGGCCACTGGCCACGCAGCTACGGGATGGACCCGGGCTGGAACTGCACCGCGGTGATCTGGTTCGCGTGGGACATCGATCACCCGTACGCTGACCGCGACAACACGGTACGGTACCCGGCCGTCGCCTACGACGAGTACTACGTGGGCCAGGAACACCCGGCCGTGCACGCGGCTGCGATCAACATGAGGGGCGGCAAGTGGTGCCCTGGCGTGATCGACCCGGCCGCTGAGAAGGCGCGCGGGCCAGACGGCGAGCGGCTGATCGAGGCGTACCGGTCCCTGGGCCTGAACGTCCACAAGGCAGACAGCACGATCAAGTCTGGACTGCTCACCTGCTGGGACGCGCTCTCCACACAGAAGCTGCGGATCTTCACCACGCTCGTGCACTGGGCGAAAGAGGTGAAGCTCTACCGGCGCGACGAGAAGGGCGAGATCATCAAGACCAACGACCACCTGATGGACGCGATGCGCTACAACGTGATGAGCGGGTTCGCTGTGGCCAAGGTGCCACCGGACGAGAGCGGCACCGGCACACCCTGGTACGCGTGGACGCCAGAGATGGCAACACCCGGTGGGGTATGGAGCGGCTGATCTCCGTTGCGGGGATCGAGTACGAGTTTCGACGGTATGGTCACGTGCTGTTCGTGGAAACGAACGGCTCGCTAGTCTCCTGGGGCAGAGCCTCCACGCGACGACTGCTGTGGCCGCTACTGACAGGCAGGGAAGATGAAATGAAGCGATTCCTTATGGCGAGAGCACTACGTGAGTAATCAACGGAAAACGGAATCTCGCGAAGCGTACTTGGCGCGGCAGCGCAAGAATGCTAATGCACACTACCACAAGCACAAAGAACGTTTGCGTATCGTGAATAGAGAAAAGGCCAGGGCAAAACTGCCCGCGCCGTCCCGACCATGTCCTGATCTATGTGAATGCTGCGGTCGGCCGCCTAACGGCAGAGGCTCGCTACACCTAGATCACGATCACATTACCGGTGCATTCCGGGGATGGTTATGTGGCAGCTGCAATCTAGGTATCGGGCTGCTAGGAGATTCTATGGCTGGCACTCAACGCGCCACCGCATACTTACAGAGAGGGTGAGACCAATGGCTATCCAACTCAAGCTGACACACGAAGAGGGCCTGCGCCTCCGTCAGCAGACCGCGCACAAGGTTGAACGCGCGCCGCTAC